GCTTCGACATCGAGCACAATGAGATCAATCGGTACTGTATGCTAGACGAGGAAGGCAAAGAAGAAGTTGTTTGCTTTGTTGGCCTAATCATAAAGATACCGTTCATTGAAATCCTGATCGGAGATTTCTTCACGGAATAAAAAAAGCCCCTGCAAGGTTCCATTTAAGGTTCCTTGACAGGGGCTTAATTATTTCAACAGCAGGCTTTCTGCCTGTCTCCTTCTAGTCAATCCTCTGAGTACTCTACCGGCTGCTTTGTCCCACTTGAGACACTCTAGCGCAGCCTCTTCCCAGTTCTTCTCGTTGATCCTCTTCCTGAAGGTACTGATACGAAGGTTACCCAGTCCACAGTTGTAGGCCCATGACAGCACAGCAGCCTGTCGCCTGGGTGGCTCATCCTTCAGACCGGGACAGAGCTTCATAACACCCACATAGAAGTACTCCATGTGCTCGTCTAAGCCCTTCTCGCACTGCTCCATAGTCCAGATTGTGTCTGGATTGATGTCAGGGCCAGTAGAGCCATAGCCGATAGTCCACGGGTGTCCGCCTGTGCCCGGATCAGGATACGCTTTGACTCTACCGTCAGGCAGAACCTTAGCGCATCCTTCAAAGGGCTTGACTAGAACATTCTTACATAGTTCAATTGCGGGGTTCACGTTTCTCAATGCTCCGACCAAGGAACCAGAACGTCAGAATCATCATCAGCATACTGAAGTCATCAGCAGTCCAGATTTCTTGCATGACCTGGATAGCGGGTAAACCACTATTGACAGCATACATGATGGTGACGATCTTGACAGCCGTATACAGACCGAAGAGCAACCAAGTGATACCGGGACGAACCAGAGCAGAGATAGAAGCAACCCACTTGTAAGCCTTCTTATCGGCTTCGGCTTGCTGCTTGAATGCTTCTCCGATAGCGTCTACATTGGCCTTGCTGAAGTCAATATACTTCTCTTCCATGCGGTACTCACCCCGCATCTTCTCTAGGTCAGTCTGAAGAGAGAACATCTTCAGTTCGTGGCTTCGTTCATCTTTGCGGTCAAGCCACTTCAGTACCTCCGGGGCCAGCCGGAACAGGCCACCGAAGATACTACCTAGAAGACCGCCTCCTAGCATTTCAAACATCTTATTCCTCCGGGAATTGCATCACAGGAGCACGCTCGGTCAGTCCCAGTTCCCCAGGAACAACAGAAGCAAGACCGCCGAAGAGTCCAGCAGAAGCCGTATTCTTGCTAAGACGAAGGATCAAGTTCCTTGCCTTGTCAGTCACTCGCATAGAGTTGGCCTGCATTTCTTCGATCAGCTTCACAGCATCCGTCAAAGACTTACGATCCTGTAAGAAAGACATGATCTCCTCTTGCTCTGCCTTGCTTGCCCTGTTCTGAGTGAACCGGGAAAAGACATTCAAGAACACACGAGGAGCACTGAGAATTTGGTTTCTGAGTTCTCCTGCAATCTGTTCCGGACGAGAGCCAGTCATAGCCTCAAAGCCAGTCTTCTGAGTCAAGCCCACATTGATACCGCCCCTCAGAGGGAACTGTTGCAGCCTCTGAGCAGCATCAAACAGCATCTTGACATCCTTGGAGTAGGCTTCTCCAAACACAGCATTCAGCGTCTTTGCATTGTCGTCAAAGAACTGAACCTTGTTAGAAGAATTCAAGCCAATGTCAAGCAACGCAGACTTCAGACCACGCTGAAGAGACTTGTCAGTACCGGCGGTAGCGATCAGATCACGCAGGGCTTCCGGGTTGTTCAAAGAACGCTGAACATAGCCTTGGAACCCGCCAGCGGCAGTCTGAGAACGGCTCCAAACATTGTCGAGCTTTTCAACAGCAATGTTGCGTTGTTCTTCCAACAGCCTTGCACGGGTGTTCTTCAGTTCTCCAACATTCCGACCAATGGTTTCTAACTCTCCACGCAGACCAGGAACTTGGTCAATGATTTCCTTGTTCTGGTTAATAAAGCGAGTTAGTCCACGGACATCAATACCGTCTGGTTTGACGATACCAGCAGTATTGCCCAGTTTCAGAATCATTGCATCACGGACAACCTGCTGAGTCTCAGGAGAGTTGTCAGTAGCTGCCAGAATCTGCCTCACAGCCGACGGCTTATTGGACAGCACAGGAACCACGGACTCCACGAACCTTGCGCGGTCAACAGACAGTACACCCTCTTCAGAGAAGGGGATACCTAAACGCTCTGCATACTCACGGTCAAGCTGCTTATAGCTGTTAGCAAAGCCTTCGTCCATCGTGCCGATAGCACCATCAACCTGACGCTTGAGTGCGGTCAGCAGACGGGCTTGGTCAGCATCTTTGGTCTGAGACAGTGCCTTGTTCAAAGCACGCTTGAGAGAGTCTACATCCTCCACACCGATTGGCTTGTAGGTGCCTTCCACAGACCTGACAAGGTTTGGATACTTCTCAGCAAACTTGCCAGATACAGGAGCCTTAGACGGGGCTAACAGAGTGTTGATCTTAGAATAGAGTTCAGGGAACTTGTTAAAGACATCATCTGCACGAGAATCCTTGACGAATCGGTGAAGAACCGCCACAGAGGTAGAAGGCATCTCAATGCCAGACTCTTTAGCGCCCTTAAGCAGATCGTCATACTTAGGACTCATTTCCTTCTTAATGCTTTGTTCTTTAGCATTCAGAAGGTTTGTGATCCGTTGTCCAATAGCGCCCTTGCCATCGTCTAAACGCACAGCATCAGCAGACAGGTCAACAATCCGATCATCAAGGTCTTCAATTCGAGTCTGAAGAGACTGTTGTTGTTCTGCCGCTACACGTTCACGACGGGCGTTTTCAGCCTGCACACGGGCTGCTTTAGCTTCTGCAACCTGCGATGCCCTTTCTCCGCTAACGCCTAAACGATTACGAGCAGCCGCAAGTTGTTTCTTAGCCTCTTCTTCCTGTTGTCGCAATAGAGCCGTAAACGGAGCATTCTCGCCACGGGAGGTGATAGAACGAGCAAAGTTCTCCAGTGTAACATCGCCCTTGGCAGCAGCCAGTACAGGAAGACTTACACCCAACTGACGTTCAATATCGAAAGCCTCTTGTAGCGAAGGAGCTAACTGAGGATTGGATGTATACGCTTGTTGAATCTGAGCAGCGCCACGGATGCGTCCAAGCTGTTCTGCTGCCTGTTGAGGTGCCGTAGCCCTGCCACCAAGCAAAGCAGCGGCAGTCTCTGGAACATTACGAATAAGTGTGTTGGCACCGAGGCCGCCTACCGCACCGCCTGCAAATTCACCAAGAGGACGGTATTGTTCACCAACTTTCTGAGCTACTTGCTGACCAAGTTCACCACCAACAATGCCACCAGCAGCACCAATAGCGCCCTCAGCAGCAAGTTGTCGGCCAGACGTCGGAACCAAGGCTTTGGCTAGGTTAGAAGCATACGGAGCAGCCCGTCCACCGGCGGTCAATGCTTGAAGAGCACGGGCGGCAGCAGCCATCGGAGGAACTGCCGCAGCGCCTGCTAAAGCATTCTGAAACATTCGCTCAGAGGCGGATAAAGTTGGAACAGCCGCAGGAGCCGTTGGCTGTCCCTCCGTAGGAATTGCTGCTTGTCCACTAACGGGTGCTAAATCTCTTGCAATCTCATCAATTTCTGCCTCAGAAAGTTCACGGTCAGTTTTGATCCTTTTTCCGTTAATGGTATAAGTAGGCATATCAATCCTCTTCTACAGTGTAAGTAACGCCGCTGGCAGTTCGTCGTGGAGCTTTTTGACTGCTCTCTAAGATACCACCGAATGCAACATCAATGTCTTCGTTCTTAAACCCGGCACGACGAGCAAGTTCGCGTTGCGTATCCAGTTCACGCTGAATGCTTTCTCCTTGCTTCTTCTTCAGCACTTGTGCATAAGACCGAAGTTTCTTTAAGGTGTCTGCTGTTGGAGTACCACGAACCAGACGAGCAGTAACGTCAGCCACGGTTCCAACGAAAGCTGGATCGGTACGATACTTTTCAACGTCTTTGTTACTAAGTTGGGTATCACCAGAAGCCTTAGCAAGTGCAGATGCAAGACCGGCAGCAGACGCAAAGTTATTCGTTTGCAGAGCATCGTCTGCAAGCGTAACCGCACGAGAGGCAGACTCATAGCCACGACGAGCATCAGTAATCGTCCCAAGAACCTTAGCCCGAAGACCAGGAACATCTTGGACATCCTTGACTCCGGGAATCTGTGTAGCTCCGGCAGCAGCCTTTTTCACGCCACGGTCAAGCAAAGTCCTGTTAACAGCCTGCGTCTGTTCTGGCGTATATTTATCCAGTGTAGTCTTAGCACCAAAACCAAGTTCATTTGCAACAGCAGCAAACTCTGCCGGTGTTTTTACATTCTTTTCTTCTTCAGTGAATCGCTTGAGAACAGAGAAATCGCCAGTTGTCGTAAACTCTTGGATACTTTCAGGAGTATAGTTCTTTGCATTAGCCCTGACAAACTCTTGAATTGGGTCTTTGGATGCTTTCTCACGAAGACGCTGCTGAGTAAGTGCTCTTTCCGATTCAATTTTAACACCAGACAGCATCATCTTCTGCGCCTCCATAGCAGCCTGCTGTGCAGCCTGAGGATTGATCTGTCGCAGAGCATTGGCATATTGCATCATGCCTTCAGCAGTCGTGGTATCGAACTGCTGTGCAAGACGACGCAACTGCGAAGCCTGCTCAAGCATCGGATCACGAGCACCCAAGGCACGACCAATGCCAGTGATGCCTTCGTAGATACCGGCAGCAACACGCTGTTGCGGGTTGAGGTTAGCAAACTGTAAGGCACGCTGCCGATCAACTTCAGCTTGGGCCTGTTCAGGACTCATTCCTTGGTTCAGTAAACCAAGAAAAGGATTACCCATCATTCCATCAGCCATTATTAACCTCCGAACAGTTTACCAATTAACTTAGACACCGGATCAGCCAAAGCGCCGACAACTGCGGTGTTTCGGTTGAAATCAGCAGCCTGCTGTGCAGCCTGTCCTTGTGCTTGGATCGCAGCAGCCTGACGAGCCGCAGCAGTCACAGGATTTCCTAAGCCAACACCCATCTCAAACGGCTGCTGTCCGGCTTGCTCAACACCAGTGGCCTGACGGAAGCCAGTGCTGAACGGAGCCAGTGCAGCTTCCTGAGCACCATAACCACCGCGCTGAAGATTCAGAGCACCACCAAGCAAGCCCTGACCAAACTCAACCTGTCGTTGACCCATCTGCTGTGCCTGAGCAGCCAACTGAGCATTACGCTGCTGCTGTGCATTGTAGAAGGCTTCCATAGCCGGATTAGCAGCCCGCAGACCAGGAGCACCCATCGGAGTAGCGCCAGTGGCACCCATCGCAAGACCACCAGTACCGCGACGGAACTGTTGCGTCTGCAACTGTGCCAGAGCACGTTCATCCAACGGAGCTAACAGTTCTTGCTGCTGTGCAAGATACTGCTGTGCCGCAGCCTGCGGAGTCTGTGCAACGTACTGCTGACCTAAGCCAAACAAGCCTTGAGCAGCTTGATTGACCTGCTGTTGCATGGCTTGCTGCTGCTGTGCCTGTTGCAGTGCTCCGCCAGAGATACCCAGAAGAGCCTCGCGCATAGCAGCCACATCAGGAGCCACTTGGTAGCCAGCACCCATGAGTTCACCCGTGGGGCTAAACTGGAAGCCGCTACGACCAAAGCGAGTGGTGACGCCTACGGGGCGGAACTGCGAAGCCTGTGCTTGTTGTGCAGCCAACTGAGCAGCGTTACTACCGGCCTGATTAGAGGCATAGATATTGCCTGCGGTTCCGATCAGGTTACGGAACAGTCCAGTTAAGTCAACACCAGAAGTAGGAGCACCGCCAGCAGCAGTAAAACCAGCCTGCATTGAGGACGGAATACTACCTAACTGAGTACCACCAAGCAAAGAGAAATCAGTAGCCATTAGTAGGTACCTCCATCAATGGTACCAGAGAATGTACCAGACAATGTTAGATTAGCCATCACAGTTGTTCCAGTATGAGTTCCGTTGTTAGCATCAGGCTTCGACAGGATTGCAGAAGCGATGTTATTGTATTCGGTGTCGATTTCCGTTCCCTTGATAATCTTCGCGGGGTTGCCAGAAACAAGACCGTCTTTGACAGCAAAGTTAGTTGTTTTGGTGTAGTTAGACACTTATGTACCTCTTTATCTTGTTTTACCAACCTTCGTGAAGACATCAATCTTCTGAAGTGAGAAAGGTTTACCGTTTACAGTTGTCTCAAAGCCTAGCTGAATAACCTTACCAGCACCACCGATATTAATTACTCTGTTATCGAAGGCTGATCCACCGTATTCACCGATATTGTACTCGGCAATGTTGTATTCAGCCACAGCGGCGTTAGCCAAGTTAAAGATTCGACTATTGTAGATGTCGGTGTAATCGTAACCAAACTTTAGTGAAATCGGATACCCTCCACCACCAATCGTCGTGATACCAACCTTCTTCATAATCTTCAGTGCCGTAGGTACACCGAAGTCGAAGTAGTTCGTGTAATATCGTAAATTGTATGTAGCGTCATCATCCTTGTATGTGTCGTACTTGCCTACATAACCAGGACGACCAAGTAACAAATCTTTGTTCTGTTTGTAGCAGAATGCTGTAGGAAGCAGCGCATCCCAAGTCGTTGCCCGTGCAGCACCGTTCTGTAGCGTCACACGAATGTCAAAGCAGTACAAGATACCGGCAGAAGGCAATACTAACAGATAGAAACCTTCTTTGTCTGAGTGTGCTGCTTTGATGTTAGATACATTACTCTCAATCGCAATCGCTGCTAACAGGTCATCACGGACATTAGCACTCAGGTCACGCAGCGGAGCAGACTTCTCCTGAATCACTCGCATCAGTGACTTTACGCCACTGTCTGACAGGAAAACAACATCACTGCCTGTGGTCACGATAGAGTCTCTGGCAACGCATCCTACGCCAGTGATCGCATCCTGTAAAGACAGGCTTGCAGGGTCTTGTGCGTTAGCGTATATGAGAATCTGCCTACGACCAAACACGATCAGGAAGCCGTTATGAGCAGCTAATCCTACAATCTCATCTGCACCAGCAGGCCATATTTCTGAAATATCCAGTGTTCCGGCAGTGCCTGTAGACAACACAAAGCCACTGAGCAGATCAGAGAACTGAATGATTGTCTTGCTTGACGTATTGTTTGCAGTCCAGGTACGGCCATATGCGCTGATTGCACAGTTGTTGTGTGTTACAGTTCCAACATAACCAGTCTTCTCCGACACCCTGCGGAATGTCGTGGTTGACACAGCAGGATCAAAGATCAGAGGATCGTGTCCAGACTGGTACAGGTACAGGATACCGTTCAGAGGAGCCATCTGCCAGTTACTAGCAGTGATCGTAGGGGCTGTACCACCGCCACCATAGGTCAGAGTAGTGAGCGTAGTCCCTGAGAGCCTATACAGCCTGTTATTACCTGCTGCAATGATGTACGATGTTCCATCATTAGCTATTAACTCTCCGATAGCTTGAATGTTTGAAGAACCTAAGTCCACATTACCAGTATGCTGTCTAGTCCATCCTTTTCGTGCTCCGATACGACCAAACTTGTCAATCACACAATTGGCTGCAACCGTGGCAAAGCCAGACTCAAGGGAAACGATAGAGTCTTGGGTGTTTAAACCCATGAATCCTGGCGCAGCAATCGAAGTAGTTAATAACTTTGCTACCATTATACACTCGTCCAGGTTACTTGCTCGTCGTAGCGGTTAGCCTCAAGAGCAATCGCATCCGACAAAGCAAGACGATACTTTTGATACAGTTCACTGAATGACTGTCCACCGTCTTCACCTCGTTCAGCAACAGCGTTAGCGTATGCTAACATCTGAACTAAGTGAGGAGGAACTTTGACTAAATCACCATTAGCAGACAGGTCAACTTGAGGAATATTCAGATTGAACCGTAAGGAATACACTGCATCAGGCTGTGGCCAGACACGGACAACATTATCGTCGTTGCTTACACCGTCAAATGCATAGTAGATCGGAGCAGCATTCTGGACATCAGCGAGATAATACTGTGTATCCAACCAGTCAGGGGACACCTGATACATCGGGACATCTTCAGTCTCATTCATAACCATGTCAACCTTGAATCGTTGACCTGATCCAGTCAAAGTGTATGCTTGTTGTCCAGAGACAGTAGGAACAACAATCGTTTGACTTAAAGCATTCCAAGAATAAGCATCTTCAATTTCACGTTTAGCGTCATTCACTAAAACACCAATCAATGAACTGTAAACAGTATCATTAACAGAAGACACTTCTTGTTCTCTTAAACGAATAAGAACATTGTTAACAAGTTGTAAATAAGTCGTTGCCATTAGTTTTCCTTGGTGTCTTTATAAGCAATCATTGTACTAGAAGTAGAAAAACCTGTCAATAGGTGTCTATCCTAGTGTTGTGCTTTTACAACAAACTGGAAGATCATAAATAAAGTAGCTACAACAGCCCAAGCACCCATGCCCATGTTTACCCACCGTTCAACCTTACGGTCTACTCTTGTAATGCTCTTATCAAGTTCTTCTGTCTTGTCCTCAAGGCCATCAATGCGAACACCTTGAGCAGTCTGACGCTCTTCAACGAGGATCAGACGAGTCACAGCATCGGTTAGTTTGTCTACTTTGCTTTCGATACGTTTCAAATCCTCGTTGAAGCCTGCATCCATGTTACTTCTTAGCCTTCTTCTTGGACATCCCAGCCTCTGACAAGGCAATCGCTACAGCCTGCTTACGGCTCTTGACAACTGGGCCTTTCTTGCCACTGTGAAGAGTACCTTCTTTATACTCACGCATAACTTTCTCAACTTTGTTAGGCTTCTTCATCATAGGTTCCTCGCTAAGTATTCGTACATGTGGTAACAGAGCACAAGAAGGAAAGCAATAGCAAACAAATACAAACCGTTGGTAATCATCTCTTGTTTCCGACGTTTTGCAATCTTTGCTGCTTGCTCCCGTTGTCTTTTGATCTTAATTCGTTCAGACATCATGGACTTGTAGGCTTCCTGTCCATACACACCAGCGATAAGAATATAGAGTTCATACTCCATCTTCTTCAGTCGCTCACGGTGCATTACGATGTCTAATGCTTCCTGCTCAATTGATCCTTTACCAAGAAACTTGCCTTTCTTGAGGTCTTGTTCTTTTTTGGCAGCACTTTCGTTA